ATTCCAGTTTCTAGATCAATACCAAAAACCAGTTAACTTAGAATCAACTCCTCTAACATTTAAAATGATTGATAGTTACGAAAATAGTACTTTACTATCAAAAGGTATGGCTGTAACTGTGCCAGAAAAAGGTAAAGCAACTGTAACTCTAAGCGATACAGATTTATCAAGTATAGATACACAACGTGCTAAGTACAGTGTGACTAGAGTAAAAGGCGGGCTAACAGAATTAGCATATGTTGACGATAATGCTGGAACCCAAGGTTACATAGACATACTACCGGAAATTAGTTAAGACAAAACATAATGGCACGTAAGAAAAAACCTAGTGCAGGCAGTAGCATTGTATCAAAACTGCATTTAAATCTCATTGACGTCGAACCAATAACAGACGCACAAAAAATATTTTTTAACAATTATGACGAAGGAAAAGGACAATTACTAATCGGTTATCCTGGCACCGGTAAAACATTTCTAAGTATATATAAAGCATTTGACGAATTAATAAAAGGCGGAACAGAACTATCACAAATAGTTATTGTACGTAGTGCAGTTCCAACAAGAGATATTGGTTTCTTACCAGGCGATTTGAATGAAAAATCTCAAGTGTATGAGTTACCGTACAAGAAGGTTTGTTGCGAATTGTTTGGCCGCGACGATGCGTACGAAATACTTGTTAAACATGGAATTGTTAAATTCATGATTACATCTTATGTAAGAGGTATTACATTAGATAATTCGATTGTAATTATCGACGAGTTTCAAAACTTTACTGCACATGAAGCAGATTCGGTATTAACTAGATTAGGAAGAAATTCAAAAATACTATTTTGTGGCGACTTTATGCAGTCGGATGTTAAATCACAAAAAGATAAAGATATAGCCAAATTCATCGAAGTGTTAAATTCGATGCCTAATTGGTTTGACAGAAATGTATTCTCAGTTGAAGATATTGTAAGAAGTGGAATTGTGAAAGCATACATTAAAGCAAAATATCTCATACATGACGACGGGTATTAAAAACGTAGTAAGTTTTGGATGTAGTTGGACATTCGGCGACGAGTTACTTGATCCGGAATTAGAAGCACAAGGTATACCGTCGCATTACACACAAAATGATTCGTACAGGTTGGATCATTGTTACACGGGTATTATTGCTAATCAAAATAATCTTGTACAAGAAAATTTAGCATTTCCTGGTTCTAGTTTACAATCTATGCAATGGAATCTTATGTGGTGGCTTAATAATCACACAGAAGAATACATAAAACAATCAATTATATTAGTTGGGCTCACCGATGAAAGCAGAATAAGTTGGTACGATCCAAACCACGAAAGAGGGCGTGACGACCCCGATTGGAATAACTATTTACACGCACAATGGTTAGCGGGTGCTGGACCTAATGTTGATCAAGGGTGGCATACGCTCTATAAACATTATATTGCTTTAAGCGACTGTAATGAATTACACCAGTTAAACTATGAAACAACTGTAACAACGTTTGATGGAATTAGTGCGAGATACAATATACCAGTTATACAATTTAACGTCTTAGCAAATAAAACATGCGAGTTGTCTACATTTTATAATATCGATATCAGACAATGTATAAGTAACAATTATCATCAAGGCGGCCACCCTAACGAAATAGGGCACAGTAATATTGCCACCGAAATAACCAAAATAATACAACACAATAACTTTTTAACCTAATTGCAATTATAATAGCATCAATGATAGATATACTTTCTTACTTGCCTGCTAAACGCAAACAAACATCTAGTGGTTGGATTTCGTTTAATGCTGTGTGTTGCCATCACCGCGGCGAAACACAAGATAAACGCGGCAGAGGTGGTGTGCTAATTGAAAACGAAAATTGGAGATATCATTGTTTTAATTGTAATTTTAATGCTAGTTTTACATTAGGTAAACCCGTTAACCACAACACAAGAAAGTTGTTAAGTTGGATCGGTGTGCCCGAACCCGATATTAATTGGCTAAATTTAGAAAGTCTTAGACATAAGAATTTAGCAGATTTAGCAAACGACAGGAGTATGCATCGGATTGCTAATATTAAATTTAACGAAGTGAGTTTACCAAAGTCAGCAAGGTTGCTCGAACATACCGACACACAGTACAATGATTACTTAAAACAACGTGGGTTAGATCGCAACGACTACGCATTTATGGTCACACCTAACGACAAAGGCAGGAATGCAAACAGAATTATTGTTCCTTATACTAATAAAAATAAAATTGTAGGATTTACATCTAGATACACTGATAATAAAATCCCAAAGTATATTAATGAACAACAAAAAGGTTATGTCTTTGGATTGGATTTACAAAAAGATAACTGGAAGTATCTCATTGTTGCTGAAGGAATATTTGATGCTATTAGTGTAAATGGGTGTGCGGTTATGCATAATAGTATTTCGGATATACAAGCACAGCAAATTAAACAACAGTACAAAGAGGTTATAGTAGTCCCAGATCAGGATAAGCCGGGATTAAGATTAATTAATGATGCAATTAAACACGGGTTTAATGTGAGCATACCCGATTGGGGCGACAATATAAAGGACGTCAACGATGCAATTGTTAAATACGGCAAAGTAAAAACACTAATTAAAATAATCGAAAGCAAGAACGAAAGTTCGATTAAAATTAAATTAGCAAAAAAAGCATTAGAACGTAAGTTATGAAAGATTATTCAGTAGACGTACAAAAACTATTTTTAGAGATGATGCTCAATGATGCTCAGAGTTTTGTGCGAGTACAAAACATTTTTAATGTAGAAAATTTTGACTCTAGTCTCCAGGACGTTGCACAAATGATTACCGACCACAGTAGTAATCATAATACTATGCCCACATTTGAGCAAGTTAATGCGGCAGTTGGAAGTAATCTACAACCAGTGCCAGATCTGAAAGAAGGGCATTACGACTGGTTCCTAGAAGAATTCGAAGGGTTCACTAGACGTCAAGAGTTAGAACGTGCAATTCTAAAATCTGCAGATCTATTAGAAAAGGGCGAATATGATCCTGTAGAAAAATTAATTAAGGATGCTGTTCAAATATCGTTAACTAAAGATATGGGTACTGATTATTTCGAAAACCCACGTGAACGTCTAATGAAAATAAAAGACAACAATGGTCAGATTAGCACAGGCTGGCCTATGTTAGATAAGAAACTGTACGGCGGATTCAACAGAGGTGAACTACAAATATTTGCAGGCGGCTCGGGATCAGGAAAGTCGTTGTTTATGCAAAACTTAATGATTAATTGGGTTCAGCAACAAATGAATTGTGTTTTTGTTACACTGGAACTTTCGGAAGATTTATGTAGTATGCGAATGGATTCAATGATGACCGAAACAGCATCGAACAGAGTTTTTAAGGACATTGATAATGTCGAAATGAAGGTCAAGATGCTACAGAAGAAATCCGGTAAGTTGCGTATTAAATATATGCCAGCACAAAGTACAGTAAACGACATAAGATCTTATGTAAAAGAGTTAGAAATACAAAACGGCATTAAAGTAGATTGTATGTGCATTGACTACTTGGATTTATTAATGCCTGTTGGTACTAAAGTAAGTCCAAGTGATCTGTTTGTTAAGGACAAATACGTATCCGAAGAAATACGTAACTTAGCAAAAGAGCTAGATGTAATTATGGTAACAGCATCGCAGTTAAACAGATCGGCGGTTGAAGAAATTGAATTCGACCATAGTCATATTTCGGGTGGTATTTCTAAAATTAATACTGCTGATAATGTATTTGGAATATTTACGTCACGTGCAATGCGTGAGCGCGGAAGGTACCAAATACAATTAATGAAAACACGTAGTAGTAGCGGTGTTGGACAAAAAGTAGAGTTAGAAATCGATCTTAATACGTTACGTATTACAGACGCTGGTATTGAACCAGATGCAAATGCATCACCTACATCTAGTGAGATTATGAATAAAATTAAGCCTGGTGTTGCTATAGAAAAACAACCACACGAAGATATTCCTAATCCCTCTGGCGATATCAAAAGTGCTAAACTTCAAAGTTTATTAAATACTATCAAAACTAAATAAATACAGTTGAATATTTTCAACAACTACAATTATGCAAAAACGTACACGCAGTATCTTGGAAGAATTAGAAAATCTTCACATAGAAAGAGATAAGAAAGACGTAATAAGAAGCAGAGCAGATAGTATCATTGAAAGTGCAGGACGTTTATTAGATTTAATAAACGAAACGTACAACGAAACAGAAGCAGATAATCTTACACGTAAATTTCTTAATTCTATTCGAACTCGTGATGAACGTAAATTTCAGCGTAGCCTAAAAAGAATTAATGAAAGCAAGTGAAATTATAACCGAAGTTGACGCTTCGTATATTCAACGACTGAGCAATAAACTTAGTGCCATGAGTATTGTTGATGCTTTGGCTGTAGGAATTGCCGATTCAAATTTACGCGAAAAAGCAGAGAATTTTATAAACTTATTACGTAGTAAATTAGAAGATTTAAAATCGAAACCATCTCAAAAAGTAATACAGCAGTTCATTAATCAAATTGCGTACGGTGAGATGAATGTTCACCCAAATCCTAACTCCGATAAAGCAATTCAAGAACTTGTTGACTTAGTAGATAACGATCAAATCAATACTAATACAGCAAAAACATATATGGCGCAGTTAGTAACAATGAGTCTTATGCAACCACAAGAAGAAAAGTCGCAACCTGTTTACGGCGACTACTTACCTACAAACATGATGCAAACTGGTAGTATTGTTCCAGTTAGATATATTCGATTTAAAGATAATAGTAAATTTGTTAAATTTAATGGCGATTGGTATAAAGATGTTGACCCTAGTGAACATCAAGTTAAATTACATAAAAACCCTGCTGTAGATAGTTATGGAAGACTCGAAAGTATGCCGGGGTTTGAGATTCCAATGAGAGTCGGTAGTGATAGAACTCTCGAAAGACTAAGCCAGTCCGAAACAGAACAGTGGTACAGTACAAATGAGTAATTACGAATTTTTGCAATCTTTAAGCGAAGCACGTATATTTAAACGTTTAGATTTACTTAAAGGAACTAGTGCCGACGATATTGCTATAATGATGCTTAATATGATATTAGCATTAATTATTATATGGCACGAAGATAATAATAAAGCAAAAAGATACACGCAGGTTATGATGCAAGATCCATATTTTGTGGGTTTTAAAACTACACAAACAGATTTGTATAATGCATTAGTATTATTGCTTAGACAAGAAAAATATTCAAATAAAATAAGAACAAATTACAATATCTCTTTGCCCGAACTACGACTTAAACGTGTTATGAGATACTTAAGCCAAGGAAGATACGACAAAGACGAAATGTATCAACTACTGACTTTAATATACCGTAACATAAAGGGCATAACAGGAGAGCATCATCGTATGCGTAGACAATTTGCTTTCTACGACAATCTTTCAAATGAAGATAAAATTCGTAATTTGAGATGGCTAATGTTACAGTTTAGATCGGGTAAAGCACGATACAGCGACATATATCCTATGCTTGACACAATTTGGAAGCGTTTGACTTAATTTCTTTAATTTTTCATAAATACATGTAAGAAGTAACACAGTGTTATTTCTACAAACAAAGAAAAGGAGTCAATTATGGCAGTATTAACAAATAACGCAACAGCAGACAATCCAATGAACGGATTGGGTTCTACTACTCATGTACTTACAATGGACGACGTTTCAACTACTTCAGTTGACGATATTCGTGCAGAAGCAGAATCAGAAGGTTTTACAGTAGTTGGTATTGAAGCATCAAACTCAGGTGCTACACAAGACGCTGACCTTATTCTAGTTCAAGGAACAGGTACACCATCGCTTACTGATTGCACACTATTAGGTACAATTAATAACGGTTAATTTAGTAATTAACTAAAGAGAAACCCAAGTTTTTTAGCTTGGGTTTTTTTGTGACTTAAATACCGCAATGGAAAAGGATTTAAAATTAAAAGGAATTAAAGAGATATTTGAAAGTCCCGACGGTGGCAAAACTGTTTATGCTCGTGAGTTAGGCACTAATAATAAACGCCTTATATACAAAGATTACTCGAATAATTGGAACGAGTACACGAGATGTATTGATTGGGATTGTTTAGCGGCTAAAAATCCAGCAATATTAGAAACACTTGAAAAGTTGAAAATGTTAGAAAAGTTATGCAACGAATAACTGTATATACATTATTTGATATTACAAATACAGGTGTATTACGCAGATTCAAGAAAGAAATACTCCCAATAACTAAAAACGGATTATCTATTGTAAATGAAGAACAATATAACTTTGCTAGAAGACAGCAAAGTAATTATGAAGTTTTGGTGCAAACATTATCACTAAGAACACAGGTGCATAATATTAGCAATAATAAAGTTCGCAATGACGATGTAAAAAAATATAACTTTGATAAAAGTTATAAAGGCAAGCACAATATATGGAGTTTTAGTTATAGTGTGGAGCACACAGATGCATTAGTGCGCGATAATAATCCAATTGGTGTATTACTGCAAGATTGCCATAATTTACCTATGCTTACTAATCTAACCGAAACAATATCGGATAAGTACATAGACTGTAAGAATTCTAATATTTACTTTGTTTTAAAATAATATGTCACCAACATTTAAACGTGTCAAAGAAAAAATAAATCAACTCTCGGAAAAAGAGAAGAATAATGATTCTGTAATTATACAAAATGGCGACAACTTCTATGTGTACGGCTTATATGTAATAGAAAAAAATAATAATTGTTTTGATCTATACTATGCCGACGGTAATGAATATATAGTAACTATGTTTACATCGGTAAGTGCAATATCGTGGTGTAATGCTATGAAGGCAATGGATGTTCAACTAGCGAGTAAGATTGCCGATGCAGATAGGAAATTAGAATACCTTAGTAATGACATTGTTTTAACAAAAGCAAGATTGAGAAAAAAAGATTTAGACGTTTTTACAACGAACGTTTTAGTGTCGAGACTACAGGAATACGTCATTGAGCAATATCAATTAAAACTAAACTTACATAAATACATACAACTTTCAAAAGAGATTAAGAACAAAGGATTTTCTAATGAATTTACAACATCTACAGACACCAAAAACCTCACAAGAGTACGCTAATCGGTACAAGTATCAGTTCGGTAAAGAAATTAATATAGATATGACATTTGACCAAGCAGTTGCAATGTTAAGTGAAACAAAAGATATTTTAGATACATACAGAAAATCTAACAAATTGTATAACAGTCATAAAGACAGTGCATACGTAAAAACTCTAATGGTCGAACAAGCACTTACAGCAAAAGTTAATGAATTAAAAGAAGCAGATGCTGGAAGTTTTGGCGGCGATAACAAACACGCAGGAAAATCAATGAAAACAATAGTACCGGGAAAAACTTATGCCAACGCCCTTAAAAAGACGGCAATGGGCGAAGATATATCGGACAAGGAATGGGCTAAGTTAAAAGAGCAAGGTGTAAGTAAAAACTTGTTAACAGTACTTGAAAGTAAAGAATCTTCAATTAAGTTAATGAAGAAGATTGTCGAATCTAGAAAGCAAATTAATGAAGATGAAGTATCACAAGCACAAGTTGTACTAGCGGCACAAGATATGGTTGACCGTGTACAAAAGATGATCGAAGATATGATTGACCTACAATACAAAGATGTACCTGCATTGGCGGATACAATGAAAGGTGAATTGGGCACAGACCAAGCAACGCAGTTCAAAGATGCA